GTGACAATTTATGTATGTTTGGTGATTTACCTACTACACAATATTATCAAACACCACAAGAGTGTTTTAATGTTGCACGTGAAATAGGTGAAGAAGTAAACGAAGAATTTATTAGAAGAAACATTAGCATAAGTATGCAATGTGTAAAAATAGGAGAAGCAGTATGATGATATATGGTGAAACGCTTACACAATGGAAAAACCATGTTGTAACGAAAATTAAAGACAACAAGAAAGTAATTATAGCTTTCTGTGTGTGGTCTATATTTCTATATTGGTTATAAAAATGTTACCTTATAGATTATTATTTAACATAGGCTCTAAAGCTGTTGGTACTTTTATGCAAAGAAGGCAGGAAAAAAGCCAACGTAAACATGACATTGCTATGCGAGAAATGGCAACAGGCAATGAAAGAGCTAAAAGAAATGGCTCATTAATACTAGATTTAGTATTAGGTGCGTTTATATTAGCACCTTTAGGTATACTTGCCTACGCCGCATTTTATGGTGATATGGTAATGTTACAAAAAGTAGAGTTTTATTTTGACAAATTAAAAGAAATACCAGAAGTATATTTATATTTAATTTTTATTGTAGTGGGTGGAAATTATGGTATATCAGTTACTAATTTACTAACTAACAAAAAGTTTAAATAATGAAAGTCAGCTCAGACACATCAGTGGCAATGCCAATTAAGAACATGATTGGGATAATTGTTGCCGTTTCGGCAGGAATTTTTGCTTTTACAGAGATAACAGCTAGACTCACATCTTTAGAAACAAGTCGTGAGTTAATGAACGCTGACCTTCTCAAAAAAAGCGAACAAACAACTACAGACCAAGAACAATTTTTGTTGTTGGAAAGTTTATTTTCTGACGTAGAGAAGTTACAAAAGACTCAAGAACAAAATATGACTAATAAAGTTAATATTGAATTTACACAAGAACAATTAAAAAAGGCTTTACAAGATATTGAAAAATTAAAAGACAAAGTTAGAGAAAACGGAGCATATAATGGCACTAACTAAAAGACAAAAAACAACATTATCAAAACATAAAAAACATCACACAGCTAAACACATGAAATTTATGAGAACAGCAATGTCTAACAAAGGCATGTCATTTACAAAAGCTCATAAATTAGCAATGAGTAAAGTAGGCAAGTAATGATAGAAACAGTTGTTGCATTGTTAATGATAGTTAATAATGAAATAAAAGAGCATAGAATACAACCATCTATGAGTGAGTGTCTTAAAGGTAAGAGGATTGCCATGAGGTCAACAAAATCAGGTGGTAATGTACGATATGAGTGCCTAAAATCTGAAGCAGAATTAGAATTGTATTTAGGTAAAAAACATATTAAAAAGTTAATCTTAAAATAGGAGTTATATGGCTACAAGTCTTGATGACTTAATACAACCAAGTAAAGACCAAATTATAGAAAACTTAAAAAAAGAAAATAAAGAATTAAAAAAAGAAAAAGAAGAGCTAGAACGTAAAGTTAAGAACGAACAAGAGTCTAGGCTTATGGAATATCACACCCCTTAATCATGGCTAGAGTTAATTTTAAACACATAGAAGTAAGAGAAAAACCTAAGAAGAGAAAAGGAAGACATGCAAAAAGACCAAACAAATCATTCAGCAGAAAAAAATACAGAGGACAAGGTCGTTAATATTGATGATATTGTTAAAGAATTGCCAGAATTATTGGTCAAACATGCGTATACAAAATTAAAATCAGGAGAAGAGCTAACAGCTTCAGAGATGAAAGTGTGTTTAGAGGTTTGTAAAACTTATAGTACAGATAATCTTAACAAAAAACCTGAAAACATTTTAGATAACGTACCGTTTGATACTGATGGATAAACGAATAAAGAATTTTAAAAATTTTTTGTATCTGTGTTGGAAACACTTAAATTTACCAGAACCAACACCTATACAGTACGATATAGCTGATTATTTACAATCGGAAGACAAAAGATTAGTTATAGAAGCATTTAGAGGAGTAGGTAAATCATGGATTACTTCAGCGTTTGTCTGCCATCAATTACTTCTAAATCCACAACGTAATATATTAGTTGTATCTGCATCTAAAAGTAGGGCTGATGACTTCAGTACATTTACACAGCGTTTAATCGCTGAGATGCCAATATTAAAACACCTAGTACCTAAAGACAACCAAAGACATTCTAAGGTTAGTTTTGACGTAGCACCTGCTCGTGCATCACATGCACCTAGTGTAAAGTCTATGGGTATTACAGGTCAACTTACAGGTTCACGTGCAGACTTAATTATTGCAGATGACGTAGAGTCAGCTAATAACTCACAAACACAACTTATGCGTGATAGACTTAGTGAGACAGTAAAAGAGTTTGACGCTATTATAAAACCAGAAGTAGGACGTATTATATTTCTAGGTACACCACAGACAGAAATGTCTTTGTATAATAGCTTAGAAGAACGTGGGTTTAAAACAAAGATATGGACAGCATTGTACCCTAATAAAGTACAAAAAAT